ACTCCGGAGCTGTGCAAGGATCTGCACCTGGAGCCGCTGGACTCCTATATCACAGCTAAGAACCAGAAGGGTAAGAGTTATAAGATATCGGCTACCGAGACGTATCCCATCTACTACTACAATTACGGTACCTGGGGTAAGATATACCAGCCGCTGGGTGATATCAGGTTCCTGTATGTAGGGCAGAAGCCGGAGAATTTCGTGTTCGGTGATAACGCCTTCATGCTGGCCTATGAGAGAGCCAAGAACGGCATTTATCCAGGCAGTCCGGATGAGAAGCCTAAAGGCGGTGATGATGAGGAGGAAGGCATAGAGGTGCCGGCCAAATTCAAGCATCTGATCATCTGCTCAGGTCCCAGTGACGCTCTTAACGTGCGTGGTGCCAATATGGATTATCATGTATGCTGGCTTAACTCTGAGACGGCGGATCTGAGTGAGTTTGAGCATGCCAATATGGAGCATATTGCCGAGAAGCTGTATATCCTGTATGATATCGATGAGACCGGCCTGGCTAACATGTACCGGATAGCACTGCGTTACCTGGATCTGCGTATCATCCAGCTGCCTGCTGAGCTGAAGCGTTTCAATGACCGTAAGGGTAAGCCGTGTAAGGATGCGAAGGATTTCTTTGTGCATTTCCGCCGTCCGGAGAATCCCAATCCCAGGAGCCTCTTTGCAGACCTGGTAAAGCTCTCCGGCAGCCTTATGTTCTGGACCAGGAAGGAGACCAGAACCGGATGGCAGTATGATGTCAATAACGAGCAGATGTATTCATTCCTGAGCGCTGCCGGATTCCATAAGATTGCCACTCCTGCAGAGAAGAAGGGATACTCCTACTGCTTCGTCCAGGATAACGTAGTGACGCTCATCGATGAGTCTGCCATAGGCAGCATGTGTGCCAGTCATCTGATGGAGTATCTAAAGACTCATCCTAAGTACTGGAGCCAGCAGCTGGCCAACTGCCTGTACCGCTCGGCCCAGATGGAGGCCAAGTCACTGAGTCACCTGCAGACGGTGCAGCCTGACTTCAAGAGCTGGGATTCCAAGAGGGATATACTGTTCTTCCGTAATGGCATTTTCGGTGTCACTGAGAAGGGTATAAGCCGCCTCAAGCCAGAGGATTGCCCATGTATGGTATACAGTAACAAGATACTGCCGTATGACTTTACGATAGAGGAGCCATTTTTCGATATAGACTACTCTGATGAGATGAAGGCTCTTATGGCTCGCTTGCGTACCTACGCTCCCCTGTCCCCTGAATATTTCGCTACGCAAAAAGAGATTGACGCTCTGAACACAAGTGGCAAGTATCGGCTGGTGGTCAAGCGGACAGACCTCTCATTCATGAAGTATCTCTACAATACCGGACGTACCTACTGGCGTAAGGAAGAGCTGGGCATCCAGCTGAGCCAAGAAGAGAAGTCCGAGCAGGATCTGCATTTCATAAACAAGGTCATGGCTCTGGGTTATATGCTGACCAAACATAAGAATGCCGGACAGCCGTATGCCGTGTTCTGCATGGAGACTGAGCAGAGTGAGGAAGGTACTCATCTGGGTGGTACCGGTAAGTCTCTGTTTGCATCCTCCATGGAGGTGATGCGCACGCAGCTCTTCATTGATGGCCAGGGTATGGAGCAGAAGAATGACCAGTTCATGCTACAGGGTGTCAAGCCTGGTATCACAGACTACATATTCATAGATGATCTGAACCGGACCGTGGATCTGCATAAGTTCATGCCGATGATCACCGGTAAGATGGTAGTCAATCCTAAGAATACAGCTGCTTTCCTGATTAACTTCAGTGACTCTCCTAAGGTGATATTCACCAGTAACCATGCAGTCAAGGGTTTTGATGCGTCACTCAGGCGCCGTACCTGGTTCTGCGCATTCAGTGATTATTACCATGCCGATGATATGCAGAAAGGTATGAAGGAGAGGTCTCCTCTGTCTGAGTTCGGTAAGAACCTGATATCTGACTATGATGATAAGGAGATGAACAGCTTCCTGAACTTCCTCATGAACTGCATGACTGTCTGGAAGAGAATAGGTGTCCGGATCCAGCCGCCGATGAAGGAGATTGAGAAGCGTATCATGCAGCGTGACCTGACTGATGAGTTCCTGTTCTGGGCGGATGACTACTTCACTGAGGAGCGTCTGAATTGCCTGGTGAATAAGGATGAGGCGTTTGATGCTTACAAGCAGACTCTGAATCCTAAGTTCGCTCAGATGATGAAGGCCAGAACCTTCAAGCAGAAACTGATACTCTACTGTAGCTATAAGGAATGGAAGTTCAATCCGCAGTCCATGCTTATCAGTGAGACTGAGAAGAGCCGTAATGACATACGCCGTAAGGTGGATGGTAAGGAGTGCTACTTCTTTTACATTGATACGAAGGGTGCGGTGTCGGACAGCCCATCGGCGTCAAAACTCATAAACCGGGAAAGTGAGATTCCTTATGATCAGCCTCCATTTTAGCAAATCGGCCTCTGGGGGGTGTCTGAGGGGGGTAACAAAGTTACTCAAATTTTATCTCCATTTTCTTTGACTTTTTGACGCGGAGAGAGTATAAAGTACTATAATTAATTGAAAATAAATTAGTTAAACCGCGTCAAAACTCGGCGTCAAAACCGCGTCAATGGAAAGTAACTGACGCAGAGGGCCTTTAAGAGGGTTTTTGTTCCGGAAAGTTTTGACGCCACACAGTATCAGTAAGTTAGGTGGTTTTTTGAGGATTTTGGGTGTCAAACGGCGTCAAATGGTTTTGACGCGGATAAAATACTGATTATTAACCTATTAAAAAATCGGCGTCAAAGCGTCAAAACTTTTCGACTTTTTGAACTTGGCGAGAAAAACAGCTAAAAATGGACAAAATTGCGAGACCTCTCGGTATAGTTGAAAATATAGATGGTGAACACCTGCCTCTCTGGTACTATAACTACGTTCCGGAAGGTATGCGTGAAGCCAAGCCAGAGGAGATCCATTACGGTCTGCTGGTGCTGCATAAGTGTGTACTCTCAGAAGGGTACCATACTCTCTACGTTGATGATCAGGATATCCCTGTTCTGAAGAATAAGATACGTGCCGGCTATCCGGTATATGTCAAAGACTCTAGTATTAACAATAAGTAATTTTGCTGCGACATGAAAGGAATGGTTCTGGATGTAAATGTAGGCACCTTCCTCCGCCAATGGGTTATACAGTCTGAAGGCAGTGACTCCGTACAGCTGGGAAGGACATCAGACCTGTGGGGTATAGTCAAGAGTAATCTGGTAGTGGCCAGCGCCACTGACATGTCAATGATTGCCAAGGCTGATGAGTGCATACATGTTTATCTCTATGACTGCAAAGGACGCTCCACCTGGAGTGCAGTGGAAGAGAAGCATATCTACATGAATACAATGTTCCGCTGTTACATGACTGAGCAGGGACACTATTATTTCCGCCGGTACCTGGAGCGTCAGATGAAGATCATCTTCTATGCTTACATGCTCGGTAACTTTAATGTCAGTGAGCGCAAGATCAGTGATACCATCACAGATTTCCTCATCGACTTCCAGCTGCCCATCGATAATAAGAGAATAGCAGCTCTTACCAAAGCATGGTACCGGTTCCGGCTCACGGCTGATAAAAATTTCCGTGTTCCTATCTTTTTTTAATCCCTGTAATGTCTTGATTTTATTAACATTAACCTATAAAAGTATGGCCAAATTAGGTATAAAAAAAATTGAATGTGTTGACCTGTCATCAGTATCGGATTATTCCTTCATGCCGGCAGGTTCAAAAATTAAATTGAGTTCTTTCATATCCGGTGATCCGGACTGGTTCAATCTGGAGCAGACACAGGATACAGTGCAGCTGGTGGAGAAGTGGCTGAGTGATGATAAGGGCCATCGCAGTACTGTCAAGCTCTCCGGCAGTATACGCCGAGATAAATATGCCCAGATGCAACTGAGCCAGAAACTTCTGGGACGCCGCCATATCTTCAAGGTTACGGCGGTGGATGGTAATGTGTTCCTGGTTGGATCCAAAGCCTATCCGCCTAAGTTCACCTGGCAGAATGAGATGAGTGGTATATCATCTTCAGAGATTGCGTTCACCATCGAGTGTACGTCTATACACGGCCTATATATATGTATATAGGTCCGCGAATGGCCTGCTGTGGTGGTATACTTTTGTCAGTACAATCAAGGATTGAGA